CTTCTCGACGAGACGAATGTCTTTATCGCTGTCGGCGATCTGCTTCAGCACATCGTCCAGATGCTCTTTGTCGGGATGGTCCTCCGGCACTTCCAATTCCGACTCATCGAACATGTCAACAAGGTCGGAAAGTTTACGAGCCATCCGTTTCCGATTCCACTTACCTGCCGTCTTGAAACCAAGAGCGACACACAGGGAAACCACATCCGATCGCAACAAAGTGGTTACGCTCATCTCAAAATCTCCTTCTGAAAAGGTAATGTAAACGACTCTTCTCGGGTCATGTTATTATACGGGCCTGAAATCCATCTTTCAGTCAGCCACGCGGATCACCGGGTCGTAAATACGCCAGCATCCAGCCAGCGTGATGAAATTGCCTTCTGAATGGTTGCTACCGTCCCGGCGAACAACCCAATTTAGCCTCGATACACCGTCAACGCGTCCATCGTCTGACGAGTTGATTCCTATCATTCCATTCACATGAGCCAGCTTGGTTTTTCGTCCTGAGAAGTGATGTCTCCGTAAGACCTTTGATTCGTCTTGTTTGTAGGCGGCTGCATTGCTTTGCGTAGCCGTCACGACCAAGCAGTGCTTCTCCTGACTCAACCTCCGCATCAGCTTCCAAGTGACATCGATCTGCTCCAGGGCATCTCGAACGCCCGGAGGGGGTGCGAGAATATCAGCGTAATCGATCACAACCACATCTGGCACCCACCCGTCCTCTCGCTCCCAATCTTCCAACTTCGCACGCAAATCCTGAATGCTGACCGAAGAGTTGGGAAAGCAGCAGATACGCAGACGATCGCGATCCCTGGACAAACGTCGAACGGCGTTGAACGCTCCACGGGCGGTCAGCGGTGCATCGAACTTGCGTAGCTCGACCTCAACTTCGCCGTCGGAATTGACGCTCACCGGATATTTGATTCGCTTTCTCCAATCCTTCGCATTCGGGTGTCTCGCCACACGAGCACCCAATCGCAATCGCAACTGGGCCTCGCTCATATCACCCGTATCGAACAATGCCACACGTCTACGCTGCCTCAAAGCCCTCACGACCAAATCGTTCAAGTAAACGCTCTTGCCAGACTTGTCTGGCCCCATGAATCCTATCAGTGCATCCCGGGTCATCCATCTGCCGATGAATGATTGCATGACGCCTGGGTAGTTCAGCAGCGGCTCCGTCGATTCCTCGTTGAACGCCATCAGCCAGTTTTCCCAGTCGTCTGGATCAGCCGGCTTGATGAGAGATCCCGTTCCCAGCTCTATCCTGCCGGACGAACTGAGCATGTGATCGGCCTCCTCGACCCGGCCACCATCCAACAGATCTTCGGCATCGTCGATTATCCTCCGCATCCGGATTTGATTGAAGTATCGACCGGCGACGTCGACCAAGTAACCGCTGTTCTGGCTTTCACCTTCGCTCTCGATGCTGGCCGCCCCCAGAAACTCCTCCACGCCTGCAACCATCTCCTTCGGTGCTTTGGTGGTAGTCGCCCACTTCTCATAGATGTTTTGAATCTGGGCACCAGGGGGTTTGCCGTAACGGCGGAAGTGATCAATACACCAACTCCCAACCATGTTTGCCCACGGTGAATCAAACAGGCCCGGCTCTTTCCAGCGAGGTGATATGCGGGAACACACCACGGTGTCGACGACCATGGCCGATAACACCCGACGCATCTCTCGTCCGTCACGCTTTGTTACTTTCATCAAACCCATCCTTGCTTCAGCACCTTGATTGTCCCGGGCTCCTCACCCAACGCCTGCAGGGCTTCGTCGACGATTCCCTGGTCATCGGTCGGCTCGTCCATCGGCAAGTTGTAATGCTCCAGCAAATATGCATTCACCGCGTTCTCAAGGCTGCCTGGATAGTCTTCAATCGGATCCGTCCAGTCGCCTTTGATTCCACGCTTTATTCTACGGGCTCGTGTGCCCTTCGATCGCATGCGGGCAAGATTCAGTCTCTCCCACTTCTCTCTGAATGCTTTCGCGGAGAGAATCACCACCAAGTATTCTTCGCCGATGTGTTTCCTGTACCACTCGATGGCCTCACGTATTTCTCTCTTTGGGATTTTGTCGACCTGACGCATCAACCGAAAAACATTAGCCCATTGCTTCATGTTCGACGTCTTGTTCAACTTCATCACTTGTTCGATGGCTGCCTTCAGTTCCCTAGCGGCACGATAGTCCCAAGTGGATGGTCGCTTGTCGTCGTTCTTCTTCTCGAGGTCGACGCACTCGCCGTCGAGACCGTTAGGGCTCGACAGGGTGTTCTTTCTAAGTTGTCTTTCTATGTACGGGGTCAAAATTTTAGACCCATCTGGTCTACATTTTAGACCCCCAAAGTCAAGCATCTTGACTCCATAGTACTTTCTCCGCCTTCCCGCATCTTCCCCGACAACCTCAGATACAATGAATCCATCTTCGATGGCTCTTTTGATTCCGTTCAGGATAGATTGGCGGGACAGACCAGTTCCTCCATCCAGTCTGCTGCCGTCGGATGCCTTCCGTCCGTTCTCAAATTCATCGATTGATATCCTCTTCAGATTGTCATATTCCGAATAGCCCCAGGTGTGTCGAATGATGTATTCGATCACTTTCAGCTCAGCCAAGGACGTAATGTTCCGAGTGATGTCGGTCCATTCGTTTGGCATCTTGTGCCAGTTCTGTTCCGGCTTTCTGAACCCTTGGAATTCGCCCATTGATCCCTCGCTAAACGAAAAGAGCCCGACCCAGGTTCGCGCCGAGGTCGGGCTCGATAATCAAGTGGCCGGAAGGAACATCACCAAGGTGATGTGGAGCGAATGCCACTTGCATTTCACTTGTTGATACCATTTTACGGCTCCAACCCTTCCTGCAAAGGTCCGGGCGCGATTCGGACCTTGTAATCCGCAAATATAAACGTGGTCGTGGCCTTGGACAAGGTCGGTTGTCAAAGGAAACGCCGCCGCAACTCCATCAACTCAGATTCTTCCGCCTCGTTCGGGTCATTCCCGCTTTCCAACTCCACAAGATTCGTTTGGCCCGGCATGGCCTCCAGCTCCGACGCTAACCGTCGGCCCTGCTTTTGCGCGTCCCCATCCAGGCAGATTGTTCTCACCGGGTATCGTCCCAGCAAAGCTACCTGTTGAGGTGAATACTTCGTCCCGAATAGCCCGACGGCCCCAGGACCAATCGACCATACATCGACCATCCCCTCCACTACGATGACCGCCGGTCCAGCGTAGTCGGCCCCATACAGAGTATGTTTCAAGGGCACATCCTCATCCCCCGGGTCGGCCGCCCTGTAACGAGGCTCCACACCCTCCCCAATGGCACGTGTTGTCCAAGTTACGGGCCTCCCGCCTAGCTCTACCGGAATCCACAGTCGCCACGACAGCGGCCCTCGCAGGCCTGTAGCCCGCAATCCCCAAATATCCTCGATCACCCGGGGATTGAGACCCCGATCCTGTAAGTACCGCCTGTATGGCCCTGTGAGGGCCTGGAGTCCCTTGGGGCATCGGTATCGCCCCTGCGACGTCTCAGGCCTCTGTGGCGAACGTAGCCCGCCTCCTGCCCCCGAAACGACCTCGATGGCCTCGGGGAGGCTGGCCCCGGTAATCCGAGCCAGCACCTTCCCCGGGGGGAAACGACCGCACTTCCAGCAAACACACCTGCCGGTCGCCAGCTCGAATCCCAAATGGAACTTACCGGAACCCGGGCCGCAGTAGGGGCAGTCTACGCCTATCCAGCCGGAGCGGACATGTCGATGCCCGCCCCCTTCATGGAATTGAACGTTGTGTTTCCGCAGGAAATCTCGAAGCATCACGTTCTCAAATGTCGTATGCTGCTGCGTCGTTACGACATCTCCTTCATTAGTAGGTCGAGGATATCGATATCCTCGTCGTTGGACTGGCCATCCAAGACGGCTGATAGCGTCTCTTGTTTCTTCTGTATTATCCGTGCCATCTTCTCTTCGACCGTTCCCGCTGCTATCAAGTAGTGGACCCAGACGGTCGACTCTTGCCCAATTCGATGGCAGCGATCCTCAGCCTGGATGACTGCTCCAGGCTGCCAGGGCATCTCAACGAACCCGACCGTTGATGCCGATGTGAGATTCAAACCAACACCTGCGGCATTAACATTGCCAACAAGAACACGGGCCTTGCCCGACTGGAATCGCAAACGTGACTCCTCCCGATCCCGGCCTGTCACAGATCCATCGATCACCACCGTCTTAGCATCCAGCCTCTTAGCCAGCATGCGAATGGCACCTCGGTGGATTCCAAACACGACGAGTTGCTCATCGGTGTCATGGAGCCACTCGTTCAGCCAATCTAACGCCGCCTTCATCTTCAATCGTGCAGCCAATTTCAGCAGCCCGCCTGTTTTCGTCAGGGCTTCGGCACGTCTAGCACGCTCGGATGCTTCGGGATCCCGCTTGCCAAGCCATTTCAAATAGTTCTCTTCGGCTTGCATGTATTCGCTTGGATCCTTGAGTGGGATTGGCACGACCTGTCGTATTTTGCTGGGGAGATCTTTCAGCACGTCGGCCTTGCGTCGACGAACCATACATGTGGTCTTCAGCAATTCGTGCAACTCATCTGAATGGCTCACGCCGGCGAAATCCCATCCCCATCGATTCCGCTTACCGTCGCAGTAACGCAACGCATATTTGAATCTGGATCTGAAAATCACGGGCCGTAGAATGTTCAGCACCGGAAACATCTCGATAGGTCGGTTGAGCATGGGGGTGCCACTTAAAGCCAACACGTGTTGCACCCCACGGCACAAACGACGCACAGCCTTAGTCCGCTTGGCCTTCGGGTTCTGGCAGTAGTGGCATTCGTCCAGGACCACCGAACCCGGTCGCATGTCACTCAGTGATTGCAGCCAACCCGAAAGGACGTCGTAATTGATGACGATCAGCTCCTCGCCATCCAACGGCATGGGAGTCATCCCTTCGCAGACAAAGGAATGGCGTCCTGTTATCTTTTGGATCTCCGACTGCCATTGGTACTTCACACTCGCTGGGCATACGATGACGGCCGGCACACTTCTTGGTCGATTACGTCCGATGAACCACAGACTCATCGGTGTTTTGCCCAAGCCCATGTCGCAAGCACATAAAACACGTCCGCCGAACTCTTCCATCTCACGGACGACCTTCTTCTGGTAACGCAGAGGCTTCATTCTTCCGCACCTCGATCGATCTTGATCACCTCACCTTCTGTCGATATGGGCTCGTTCGCCAAGCCGGCAACGTACATCGCCAACAAGACATCGCTTATGGATTGGCTGAAGGCGATCGCATCCCCTTTGACCATGCCGTGGAATGACATCTTCGTGCCGACCAAAGCTGACACGGTAGTCGCCACTTCTTGTACGGGCTTTGGAATCATCACCTCCTTCCCAGCAAGCTCCCTCGAATGCTTGATCAAGTTGTCGAACTTCTCCTTAACGATCTCGGCAATCACACTGCGAAGGTTTTCATTTGTGTCTTCAATCATTTCATATCTCCCATTGGGATTAGTCGTGTTGTCGCATACGCTCGTCGCGGACACCAGCTTTGTAACACGACTCCGAGAGGCTGTGTACCATTTCAATTAACTGTTGCACCTTTTCGATGGGAACGCTGTGCACACAAACGTACTCAGTGCCATACACAGCCGCCATCGCTGAGACCGCTTCGACAACAACGTTAGGCATCCGCTCGTCGAATTTGGCAACGTAGTCATTGAGACTTTCGACGGCCTCTTTGCTCAGAGACAGGGCCTCTTCCATGTTCTTCGTATCCCTCATCCTTTGATGAATGCTCATTTAGCGTCTACTTCTTTTTCGGTTCGATTGTGAAAAACGACTGGCGGTCTTCGTTTTTGAAGAACTCCATTACCGCAGCAGCCGATTCAGATGCTTCCTTCCTCGTTGGGTATGGACCGTAAGGGCCGTCATCATCATCTCCGATGACCCACCAATGTTTGCCCATCTTCTTCGGCCGCAGTCTCCAGTTCATGTCAAAGCCTCCCGCACTTCAACGAAAGCATCGCAGATCATTGCGACCGTCCATCCCATTCTACGGAGCTGTTTGAACATCCCACTACGAATGCATTCTGGACCATCGTTGCTGAAAGCGATCTCTGCAAGATCCCATGGAGAGTCAATGACCAACATCACGACTCGCTTCGCCCCAATACTCAACTCATCGTAGAACCGCTGGAAGTCGAAGTGCTCCCTCTCCGCGAGATCGATCATCTCAACGTCGTCTCCGATGTTCGTGGTCATCTGATCCATCTTCGTCTTGTTCATGCTATGCAGAATGCGCCCACGGACGTTCCACCACAGCCATGTGGTAAACTGCGTCTGATCCGGGTCGAATGAATTGTAGGCGTCGATGAACGCCTCGTTGGCGATCGAAAAGTAATCGTCCCAGTCACCGCCAAACATATTGACGGCCTTCCACGCCATGTGGAATATCATCTTCTCGATATCGGCGTAGGTTTCAGTGATAGCATCTTGCGATATGGCCATGTTGGGACTCCTTTTGAATGAGCGGTGTATAGCGACCCACCCTATTATGGGTCTGTCAGAACATTTTCCCATCCCCGGGCTCCCATCCTCGGGAGCCCAGAGCCCCATCTCTACACGTCATCGTCATCGAAGGTGAAGGCGCGATTCGGCATATCCTTCAGCAGCCCTCGAAGCTGCTCGCCGACCTGCTCAAGTCCCTTTTTGGTCTCGCTCCGAACGGCTCCCATGTCCCGCAGGTCGTTGCGGGTCTTGCCTTCCATGATCTCCTTGGCCTTAGCAACCAATGACTTCAGCTCGTCATCATCGACCACCAACCGATCCGGCAGTATGTTCACCCACTCGTCGAATGCCTTCAGGCTCTTGTCGGTGACGGCCCGCTTTTTGCCGTCCTTCTTCTCGCCAAGCATGCCGGACAACTTCTCGACCAGATCGAGCAGACCGCAGCGAAGAGCAGCCTTGATATCGTCGATTGCCCGCTTCAAGTCGTCATCCTGATCGATGTCGCCCGCCGGCGTGAAGTTCAGGTACAGACGTTCCATCCAAAAACGTGCCCGAATGGCTTTCTCGGGGAGGTAATTCGATGGATTGTACTGGTCTCCCAATCGCTCACGTGCATCCTCAACGAGCTTCGGATACTCGGACGCAAACCGGTCGGCACAGTCGTCGAACTTCTCCTTCGCCTCTTGCAGCCGTTCCTCAACGGTGGCGATCATCGATTCGGGGATCAGATATGTTCCAGCCTTCAGCGGGCTCGGAACAGACCGACTCTCGATCCACTGCCGTGTACGAATCGCAATCTTCTGAGCCTCCTTGTAAGCATCGGATCGGAAGATCCGTTTGCCCAGCTTCAGCTCGGTCTTGGCAGCGGTCGTCTCGACCGACGCAAGATTGCCTCGGCGAATGTTGCCGGGCATGTGAAAGGTCACGGACAGACAACGCGTTTTTTCCAACTGGTTCATCATTCGTCTCCTTCAAAACAAAGTGGCACTGACTCCACCATGGAATCAGCTAGTCACCGGGGTGGGAATCGAACCCACCCGGACCACCATGGCCGGTGAACCCACCCCTACCGTGATCAGCTACAAGCTGCGGCAGGGGTGGGTGGAGACCTGAATCATCCAACCGCTCGGCGTGTCGCACGCTCGGGCAGCTTGAAAGTTCCGGAGTAGCTGGCCGAGATGTAACGTCCGGCTGCTTCTTTCCGCAGTCGCTCGATGCGTTCCGGGTCGGCCTTGGCCACCGGAACAACAAACTGGGCCGCGTTGACAAGCGATACACCTCGCTCCCATGCTCCTTGGCAGCAGGCTCGGATCTCGGCACCCGTCCAGTTTGCGTCGTCCGGACGAGTCTCCTTCCGATAGTCCAGTTTGAACTTCGCCAAATAGTATGACCAGATGGTATCCCGCTCCACCTCGTCAGGCAGGTCGAAGAAGAACGTGCCAGCCGTAAAACGCCTCCGAAGTTCTGGGGGCAAGTTTGCGATGGCGTTGCAGGTGGCCACGAACAGCGGTCGATCGTTGCTGACCGCCGTCACTACCTTCATGGCCTGCCGGATTTTCTGCTCGCTGGAGCCTACCAGCGACGACTTCATGGCGTTGGTATCGAGGGCGATAGTCGGCACGCCGGCCTCGGCCCCGATGCTCTTCCATCATGATCCTGCATGTAGGTCAGCAGAACCTGCAAAAAGCCCTGCGATGTTCCCGACGAGTCTCCCGTGCCGGACGTGGCTCCGGCCAGCAGCTTTTCGATCTCGTCGATGAATACCACCGCTCCGTAGTCGCGGCGACCTTGGATCAGCGAGCTACAATACTGCTTGGCGTTCTCCAACCCACCGACGTCAGTAAACCGCTCGCCTCCACGCCAACAGGAGAGTCCAGGCGTGTCTTCGATCATCGACCGCTTGACCTCCCAGAGGTGGTCGAGGTCGATTCCATCTGACCGGACAGCCATGGCCACCGCCTGCTCGGCGGGGAAGGCTGCTAGTCCCTGCACGGCCTCGACCGCCTTGGTGATCGTGGCGTCGGTGGCTCGTGTCCTGTCCGCCTTGGCATCCGATGCGGCCTCGTCGATCGAGCGAACGATACGCTCCAGCTCCACCGGTGTCGGCAACTCTTCATCGAGGGTGACCACGTCGCCCTCCAACTCGCTGGGCACCTCGCTGTCCCGGCCGAGTAGGACCAGCGTTCGCCGATCCGACTTGAACTCGTCCCTCAGATTCCAGACGCCTTGTAGCCAGGGCAGACCAGCAGCCTCAGCGACCTTCGCCGCGTTGGCCACAAACAGAATCGTCTTGGGCGGCAGCTTGCCGGCCTCGTCGATCAACCCGAGGGGGTTTTGCACCGTGTTGTCCGCATCGATGCAACCGAGGGCGGATTGCCCTTCCTCGTTCACCGGCCGAACACCTCGTTGGACGTCCCAGCTCAGGATCGGTCCATTCTGCAGCCCTTCGGCGATCATGCTGATGGTCGCAGCGGCATCAGGTGTGCCGATGCTCACCAGCGGCACACCCGCTCGTCTCGCATGCTTCAGTTTTTCAAGCAAGTCCATCTCGGTCTCCTTCTTCTCGAACGCCCCGGACCTCCCGGGGCAAAGCCACCGTGCTGGAGTCGAACCAGCGTTCCCGGTCGGCGGCAGGACATCAGATGTCCATGGCGGACTATCTAATGGTGATGATGTTCGTGAGTGTGGTTGTGATGGCGGTGCTTGGCGTGCGTCCGTTTCTCTTTGACGACCACCTTGCCACCCATCATCTTGCTCAAGTAGCTGACGAACTCATCAGCCGACTTGTGGACCTGTGGATCGAACGAATCGCTGTCGACCGAAATGGTCCCGTCATCGAGAATCTCGATGTTGAACTGATTCTTCATCGCTCGGTCTCCTTTGCTCTGCTAGCGTTCAACTCATGCAGCCTCTCGGCAATGGACTTGGCCCGCTCGGGAGCACACTGCTCACATTCGTTGAAGCATTCTGGTTTGTCGTGGTTGGTCCAAGATTGCTCGAATGGCCGTCCCGTTACCGGACAGATCCATGGAACAAAACATCCAGTTGGATGTCGCATCGTTACCACCTCATCTTCGTGATGTGTGCCTTGTTGCCCTGCAGCTTGCAAGACCACTGGCATTTCTTTGCCGCAGCTTTGACGGCCTCGCGGCTGTAGGCTCGCTTCAGCTCGTTGAGCTGGTTTTGCTGGCCGTCCTGGACGACGGCCTTACCGTTTGCCAAGTCCAACACGATCACACCTCCGTCGATGACCAAGCGGCCATCAGCCAGTGTGCAATGTATCGATCCGATTTTGTCGAGTGCCGCATCGAGCAGCTTTCGATTCTCAGCTTTGAACTCGACGCTGACCGTTCGCACTTCGTAGCACGGCATGGTTTTTCTCCTTCTTCTGGTGGTTCTCCAAATGGCATGTGTGCCCATCCGACCAGCGAATGGGCAATGGCCTGTCCACTGCGATCACTTGATGACCGCAGCTTTTGCATTCCCACAGTTTGTAGTCGCTCATCAGCCGACCTCCTTCCCCGTATAGTGGACGGCAGTAAACCGACTGACGAGCATGTCGACCGCTTGGGCTTGATGGATTGCCTTGCGACAAGCCTCAACGGCGTCACGAGCGGTCACCGCGATGCCCGACAGCATCTCAGAAGTGTCGCCCTTGTCGATCGTCCACTTTTCGGGGTCTGGCCGAATAATGGCTTCCAATGCATAACGTTTCATCTTCATCTCGGTCTCCTTCTCGTTTGGTTGGTGGTAACGCGTGTCGGCTAGTTAGCCGATTAGTTTGCTAGTTAGCCGATTAGTTTGGCGGCACGAGCCAGCCACCGTCGGACGGCGAGTGCGTCGGCTGGAGTCCAGCTATCCCACCCATCTTGCCGCTCCTCGTAGAGGTCAAGCTCCGTCTGTGCGGCATCTCTCATTTCGCCCAGCGACTTCGCGTCGTCACACGCCGAGCCAGTCAGGCAGGCCGGGAGTAACGATAGCAATTCGTTCATGGTACACCTCGCACGGTTTGGGTTTGTGGTACCGGGTCGGCTCAACGATACATGAGCTGGTGCATCCGGTGTGCGTAGTCGTCGGGGTCGATCGGCTCTCCATCCGATCGGACTGCCTGCCGATCGGAGTAGCCGCAGGCCCGCTCGCAATCCCGCTGATCGGCGAGCACGCACCGGATCGCGGCATCTAACGAGCGGTGCTTGTGCCCGCAGCATCCACGGATATTGCCACGGGTTGTGTACTTCGTTGTGGTCTCCATCGTTCTCTCCTCTCGGGTTGGGGTGTTCGCGTGTCAGCTAGCCTCTTCATCAAGTACACATGCCAAGTCATTCAATTCGTCAGCCACGTCGTCGACGAAATCCATGAATCTCATTTCGGTGCGGCTCAATTCTCGCCCATCCTCCACGGCATTGTCCACTCGATGAACCGCTTCGCGAAACGTGTCAGCCAGATCGAACATCTCGTTTTCTGGGTCGCTGCAGGCTTCGGCAAACGCCCATTTCAGCATTCTCGCCACGCCTTTTGCTGTCAGTGTATTAGCCATGTCTCGGTCTCCTTCTCGTTTGGGTGTGCGGTCCGGAAGTCGGCCCGCTCCGTCGCCCTCCAGTGTGAGTGGAGGGCTCGGGGCCGGGTCGGCTACTCCCCCTTCGCCTTGGCTAACAGATCGACGGGCAACTGCCTGTGATACTTCGGCAACATCCTCAAGGCAGATCAGGATTGTCGGTCGGTCAGCTCCTCCTGGTATGCCAGTGACTTGCCGAATGCTGAATCGGTGCCGTTGAATCCGACGTTGTCCCGCGTCCGGGCTCCATCACAGACCCCGGCCAGCATCCGCAGGCATTCGTGGACGGCCTTGGCCTGCTCGGGCGGCAGGGGCTCCTCGACCTCGACGACCTTCCGTTCGACCTGCTCCCTCACTTCCACCTCGGTCTTGCAGTCGACCGGGGTTTCAGGCTGCTCGGGTTCGGCGTCCAGCGTCCGGTGGATCACATCCTGTTTGGCGATCAGCGTCTCGACCATGTAGGCGTCCACGCTGTCCTCGAACACGAGGTGCTGGACCAGGACAGAATCCTGTTGGCCGATGCGGTGGCACCGGTCCTCGGCCTGCGTCAAGTTACCGGGCACCCAGTCCAGTTCGGCGAACAGTACGTGACTCGCCCGGGTCAACGTCAGACCCACACCGGCGGCCTTGATGTTGCCGACGAACACATCCACATCTGCCTCGCCGGCCTGGAAGTCGTCGACCACCCGCTGCCGCTCGTCCATCGGGGTCTGCCCAGTCAGCTTCACTGCCCGGTCGCCCAGGGCCTCGCAGATTCCGTCCACCACGTCCTGGTGCCAGGCGAACACGACCACCGGATGGCCGACGTTCTCGACGTGCTCGACCACGGCCGGTACCTTGGCGAGCCCGATCGCATGGCGGGCTTTACTCATCTCGGTGAAAGCCACCTGCTTCGCCTTGCCGAGTTGCTCCATCAGCTCGCCGTGGAGCGGATCGTCCCGCTCCGTCTCGGCCAGCCGCTGCTCCAGCTCCTCGATGTAGGCCCGGTGAGAATCGAACGTCCGCCGCTCCTCGGCCACCGCGGAGGCGGCTCCGTTGGCGGGCATCTCGACCACCTGTCGGCGCTTGGCGGGCAGTTCTTTCAGCACGTCCTGCTTGAGCCGGCGGACCATGAACT